CGAAAAACCAGACGAAAATGGAATGATCGCACAACCATGGTCCGTTTTTGTAAATTCCATCAGTATTTTGATAACTATCTATTTTTTAACAAAAACCAAACATTCTTATTCGTTGGCCCTAGTTTTTTCTATTTTGTCTTTCCAATTATTTCACTTGTTCTCACATATTGTTCACGTGGAAGGCAAAATACAGATTTATTTGGTACATTCATTTGCGCTCTTGGCTAATTTATTGTATATAAATGCTTTGTATCAATATACGAAAAAATTTCCCGAAACGTGGTATTTGATTTACGTAACTGCTTTATTAGTTTTTGATATGTATGCACTATTCAATCTTACTATAATTTATTATTTCTTTACTCAAATGTTATTGTTAGTATCTACTCTCCTTTATTACAACAATATGATGCCAACCTATTATCAGAATTTATTACCATATATTATTGGGTCAATTACGCTCCTATTTTGTCTCTTTTTTAACGAGTATGTTAATTGTAAATACATGTTATCTAAATATCCAAATTTTCCTTTCCATGTATTGATTGAATTGACCGGAATAGCACCGCTATATTTAATTTTATCGGTTTTTTCAAAATTATAAAAATTGATTTTGCCTTTTGATTAATTTTTCCATTATACTAAAAATTAATCATGTCGTATTCGACCAATCGTTTTTCAGCGCTCGAAGTTGATGACGAAATCACCGTTATTGATACAATAAGAAAGGCGGCCAAAAAGCTGAAAGAAATCGAGCGGCTCAAACAGAAATCATCTCATACACAAGAAGAAATAACCAAAATAAACACCGAAATGTTCTGGCGAAATATACTCTCGCCCCCTGCCCCAAAACCGAATCAGGAAAGTGAGAAGCGTAAAGCAAGAAGAGCTAAGGAGGACGAGGAAAGAGCTAGAGCGAAAGAGGCGAAAGCCAAAGAAGACGAGGAAAGGGCTAGAGCCAAAGAGGCAAAAGCCCGAACTGAAAAAGAAAGAGCTAAGAATCAAAAGCAAGAGAGACGTAATTATTTCATTGACAACCTTTCCGATCCTGTCGAAATAGAATACTGGGAGACAATGAAGAAAAACGGACATAACATTGAAAAAACCTTTCGTTTTCTCTCAAAAAAATATCATCCTGACCGAAATTTTGGGAGACAGGAATGGTCGGAAAAGATGCAAAAACATCTTTTCACCGTAAAGGAAAAGTTTCTCAATATATTGTAAACATCTATAAATGCAAAAAGAAGTATTCATTGGTGAACATTTAGATGCTTATCGAAATGATCCTCTTATCGAAGAAGCATTAGACGGGCGGGTCCTACTCAATTATGATGAGTTTATGGATTGGTTTAAACCACCTTCGATTCGGATGACTGCAAGTCGCGCAACTCATGGACCACGAAAATTAGTACGTCAGTTAAGTAATGAATTAGCAACAAATACATCCAATTCAATATTACAATCAATGGCGCAAAGTGTTTGTGAAAAAAAAATAGGAGAAAATTATGGGAAAAAGGCAATCAATCGATTGAAAACATCCACGTTTGACATTTTGGTGTTATTAGAAAGTGATTATGAAGAAGTCAAAAGAAACGCCGAACATGTTACCACCAAAACCGGTGCCAATTACAAAATGAACTGCGTTTTAGGATTTGTTATTGCCGAGAAAGGGGAATGCGAAAGATTTCCCGATTATTATACCATAAATCTGATTTGTGTTCGCTCTAACGTAAAGGTTAGACAAAGTGATGTAGATTATTATCGCAATAAACAAAGACGAAAATCTCGTTTAGCAGTTGAAGAAGACGAAGATTTCGGAGATGACGAGAGTTCCGTCCTTCCTGAACATGGAATAAAGCCACGCGGATCTATATTATTGGGGGCTTATCTGCATTGCACTAAGCATTTAGGACAGGAATTCGGTTTATTAGAATTGGCTGGTGGTTATACCAATATAAATGCCTTTTTTTCTTATTCACGCATGGGGTTTGTAAAAGATTTTTTCCTTTTTGGTGACGAATGCTTCAAAGATTATAATAATTTACCAATGAGTTGTGATTTAGTACAGTGGACTAACAAAGAAATAATCGAGTTGGCTAGTGGAAAAAAGAGAATACCGCATATAGACGATTCTACTGGACTAATAACGTTGATCCCGGAAACTAACGTACCCGACCAAGTAGCAATGCTTCAACGCGGTTTTCAAATGCGAGTTGCTATATATTGTAATATATTATACCAATTTCCTTTTATATGGGACAAAACATTTCAATTACAAAGCGCAAGTCATTCAATACAACTAAAACTTATTGAATCTGCGGACGAATACTTTGACGAAATAAACATCGAACCTTCCGCACTAGATTATTTACAATTTTTTGAAAGAAAAAAGCGCGAAAATATTGTTTTATTTGAGGAATCTAAATACGCGAATTTACGAAAGGATGGTGTGTCCGCCTCTACAGATTCACGTACCAGTTCAAAATCCTCAAGCCGTCTTTCTAGTTTGACTGCATCTAGTTTGGCTGAATCTAGCTTTAAATCTACTCCTTCTCGTAACGAAATTCGACAACCTTCACCTTTAAAACCACCATCTAAAAAAACCGTCAAAGCAAAAACTCCTTCTCCTATAAAAAAACAAAAACGAGCGACTACTCTAAAAGCAATTGGTGATGTTTCTAATAGACTTTCCAAATTTGCTTTTCCGTTCCGATTTTAATTTAGGTCCCCTCCATAGGTTACTAGTAGTCTGTATATTCATCGTTGTCGTTTTCGTCATAATCGTCATTCGGATTTGATAAAAAAATATGACTAGTGGCGAAATCACTTTTTTTTTCTTTATTAGAAAAGGGAATATGATTATCGTCAAATTTTACAACTAGTTTATGTTTTGGCGAAAATATACACGAATCCTTTTCTGGGAGATTTACGAAAAAACGTCGACCAAATTTTTTGTTGTAATTATAAAATCGAGTTAATTTGCTATAATATTCGTCCATGTACTTTTCCCGCTTTGATTCATTTAATGTATAGTTTGCTTTATAATATAATTCCAAATACGGCCGAAATACAGAAACCAATACATCTTTGGGAAACTCTTCGTCGATTTTTATCTTCCTACCAATTTTATCTATACTCAGCATTATTTTTATTTCATAATACAATTCGTCGGTTTCGGTACTAAATATATAATCCTTGATGGCATATTCGCGTATCATTTCGTCATTTTGGTGTGCATATATCGCCAAATTAAAATTAGACATAAAATATTGATGAAACATAGGAGGCATATTGAAACTCGTTCTTTTTATAAAAAAATAGATATTATACAAGGTCGATTTATTGAATGGCATATTCGTATAGGGGTTTTTACAAGAATGAGGTTCAGCGATAAACATAAACGTGTTACTTAATGAAGTATTCAAAATATTTATTAAATCAGTGATAGTAAATAAATATTTTTTCCCATCTTGGACCAAAGCAAATACGCGTGGTTGTGCCTCATTCAATTGATTCAGATAAATATCTGTTTCGATCAACGAACGTGCCTTTTTATGTTTATATATCGCAGCGAATTTTGAAAGCGCATAATAGGTTTTTTGTATTTTAGTGAAATAAAACAGAAAGTCATTTCTGGTTTTTGTATTTATATATGTATTTTCGAGAACTCGTTTAAAAAACGAAAACTTCGTTTTTGTTGTCACGCTATTATTTATAATATATGTCAAAAAAAATACGAATTCAATGCCTCTTTTTTTTTCTGGTGAAAGTGGAGAATCCAATTGGATCTGTTCTTTGCAAAAAACCATCGCCATTTGATTACTTCCGTCCAAATGTTTTACCGGAACTGAATTGGCGTTTATTGAATTAAAAACCACTTGTGTGATTTGTAAAAAAGTATGCATTCTTCGTATTTTATGTCTTGTAATATTTAAATCATTTACATAATAATCTCATCTGTTATGTTTTCACGACAAACGGGACACGTAAAATTGACTTGTTTTAATGCCACGCTACATGCAACACAAACACACTTATGTCCACACGGCACGTATACTACAGAACTGGTCAATCCTAAGCAAATAACACAATCACCCGCGTCAAATATTCTTATATTTTCGTGATTTGCTCCTTCTGAAACAGGGTGTAAATATATCTGTTTTTCGGCTTCCGTCATTATCTCTATACGTGATCTTTTTATTGAATAATACGGCTTCCCGTTTATCCGGTTTGCCAATCGAATGTCCGCGTCGGGGACTCTGTAAAAAGCCCCGATTTGTCTTATATTTTTCGGAAACATACAATTATACTCATTGTTATATACGTTAGTAAATCTCTCATTGTTTACATTAATAAAGCTATGGAATTTTATACGAAATTTTCCTCCTTCTCTAATACAATACAAAATAATCATTTGTTATTAATTATTTGTATTATGTAACGGATCTTCAATTTTTTATGCCCATGTTTTACAATTGTAATTTCAGTATTCAAAAACTCTGTTTACACTGCAATGTTCGAGGCAATTTAGAAAACATTTTATCAGTATATAATAAAATGACTTCTTTGACCCCTGACCAAAAAACAGAAATAATGAATTACGTCAATATGTACCGTGCTAATAATCAAGCGCAACCTATAGAATGGGATAGCAATATCTATGCCGCAACTTCTATTTGGTCTGCGCATTTATTACAACAACATGTTATACAACATAGCGGGAATTCAATGTATGGCGAAAACTTGGCTTTTTTTCAAGGTTACGGAAAGGATCCCGTTGTTTTAATAAAAAAGGCACTTGACGCATGGTATGCTGAAATCGCATTGTATGATTTTTCGAAACCCGGGTTTTCCGAAAACACAGGACACTTTACTTGTCTAGTCTGGGTTTCTACTAAAAAATTCGCAATTAGTGTATCCATAGATGAGAACACTACAGAAGCATATATAGTTATGAACACAGCCCCACCAGGAAATTATATTGGTGAATTCGCGCAAAATGTGTTACCTCTTTCGGGCGGAAATAATACGAAACCGCCAGGACCAGCAGCAGCAACACCGCTGC